TATATGGATAAGAGAATTCGACGCAAATGCGTTGCACTGAGTTACTACTGGACAGGAGAAAAGGCAGGCCTTCCCAAACGGGATGTCGGAGTCTTCTATCCAGACCTTGGAATAGTTTGGGAAAAGGATATGAAAGAATGAACATTGGCGACAAGATTAGTTTCCTTGATGTGTACGGTGATACACGCAAGGGAGAGATTATAGGCGTTGGTTCTGACAAGTATACAGGAGGCGAAACTGGTAGCGTTGATGTTATACTAGAGGATGGAATCTTCTTTTATTGGTCTAAAAAGACTAGTAAATACGTCCCTGTCAAAGAAAAATCCATAGATTCTCTGTTTCTTGAGGTAAAAGATACCAAGAATTACACGGATTTCATCCTACCTAAAGAAGTGATTGTCTAAATACTTCTCACGATGACTACAAAGTACAAAATAACATCCACTCAAAAGGTTGTTGATTGTCTGAGTTATGATGAGGCTTTAGTTGTCATGGAAATGTTAAAGGATAAAGAGCCGGATACGCAATATTCGTTAGAGGAATACAACTGGTATCCCGATGCAAAACGAATGGGGCGTGACCCAGACCTACATTAACCTTTATAAATAGTCCCATGTTTAAGAACTTCATGGGAGAAGATGGTTTCATTTGGTTCGTTGGTGTTGTAGAAGACCGAAACGATCCTCTAAAGATAGGCCGTGTGCGGGTTCGTTGTCTTGGTTTTCATACCGACAACGTATCACGACTCCCGACTAAAGACCTTCCTTGGGCTCATGTAATGCATCCCACTACAGACCCCTCTATGCAGGGATTGGGCAACACCCCGTCTTGGTTGGTGCCGGGTACTTGGGTAGTGGGATTTTTTCGTGACGTTGATCAAAAACAACAACCAATCATTATAGGTTCATTGCCGGGTATACCAGAACACAAAGCAAATAATCGTTTTGGTTTTAATGATCCTCGTGGCATAGACACAGTTCAAGGAGAGTATAAAGGTGATCCAATGTATGGGCCATACCCTGGAGGAAGGTCTAGTGGTCACGATACGGGTGAATCAGACACTAGTCGCCTCGGCCGAGGAATGGATTCTGAAGAACACAAATCTCTTGTAGACCGTAGAACAGAGAGACTAAGAGGTGATCCCGAGCCTCCAGCAGAACCAGACGACCCCAACGATAAAACAGGCATCCCTACTGCAACTAAACCATATCTACCAAGCGTATCCTCTGAGGCCGCAGTGGATAAAAGAGGTTTCTGGGAAGAACCACATCCAAAAGGAATTGTTGCAGACGCTAATCCTTATAAATCTGGTGCGTATCCATACAATCATGTTTTAGAAACAGAGTCCGGCCATGTCTTTGAAATAGATGACAGTCCTGATTACGAAAGATTGTTCCGTCAACATAGGAGTGGTACTTTTGAGGAAATTCATAGAAACGGAGATATGGTTACTAAGATTGTGGGAGACAATTATGAAATTGTGATGGGTTCTGAGAACATTGTCATCAAGGGAAACCAGAACATCACTGTGGAGGGCGATGTCCGTCAGTTAATTAAGGGGGATTATATATTAGAGGTTGAGGGTAACTATTATCGCAAGGTTCATAATAATGAACGTACTAAGATTGGAGTCTTGGTAGATGAGTGGGGTGAATCTATTGGCGGCAACCGTGAAGAGGAAATTGTAGGCAATCATTCATACAATATTAATGATGACGTAAAGGGTAGGATTGGTGGCGACACAATTATATCAAAAGAGAAATCCAGCGTAGAGGTTGTCGGTGGACAATGGAAGTTATCCACAGAAGGTAAGAAGATGGATTCAAACCCGAAGGAACGTGGTATTCACATCAAGACTTCCAAAGATTACCTACTTGATGTGGCTGGTAACTTATCTGCGTCAACCATCACTGGTATTGTGTCTGTTAAATCTGGTTCCACGTTGAATATGAAATCAGCAGACATAATGACAATTCACACTGAAGACAGTATGATACAACAAGCTAACTATAGTTGGAACGAATCAGTAGGATATGATAAAACGTCTACGACAGGCACCACATGGACACACACATCCGATGGTGATATTAGAATTACAGGTGGTGACGATATCCACTTGAACCCAAATTAGGAGAGAAAATGACTATTCCAGTACATAGACATACTGATGCAAGAGTTTGCGGAGCAACTACGGTGGTGTCGGGAAACACTACGGTATTTGCTAATGATCTACTCGTTTCAGTAAACGGTGATCCAAACACTCATGGCGGTGGAGCCTTGGTAGCGGGATCGAACAAGGTGTATTGTCATGGTATATTGGTTGTAAATCATTCCCCAGATGGTGCAGCTGCTGATGATATATGTCCTATACCGCCACATTGTGCTCCTGTCACTGCTCAAGGATCACCGAATGTTTTTGTAGGAGATTAATATGGTAGATTTTTCAAATGCAAAATTATGTGGTGCAAGTCCAGAGATGAATGATGTATTTGCGAAACTTGAGGCCGCTGCAGATGAAATAAATAATAAGATTGAAGCTTCTGCCTCAGAGGCAGCAGCCAAGTTTAAAGAAATGCAAAATGAACTTAATTCAGTAACAGAAAAATTGCAAAATATAGAAATACCAAGCCTACCTCAATTGAATCTTCCAGCAGAAATTTCAGGTCTTATAGGCATGGCGACAGGTTCATCTGCACATGCATCTGCACTAGGAAAATTAACATCTGAGTTTAGTTCAGTTGTTAGTGCTAAAGGTCTTTCTATGGATAGTCTTATTGGCGCCGCAAAGTCTGGTGATGTTTGTTCTCTTATTCCCAATTTACAAAAGGTAGCGGGAAGTGATACTACAGTTCAAAAACCCAAGGAAGTTCTACAGGCAGCTAAAGAGGCATTAGGTGAGGTCGCTTCGAAGATAACACAAAATACTGAATTGAAAAGTAAAATGGAAGCTTTGGCACAAAGGGTAAGTGCCGGTGCTGTATCTAATAAACCACCCGAAAAAGATGGGGGATTGATTAAATTCCCACCATCTACTTATATTATATCTATAGCAGTACCATCAGGTGCAACAATTAAGGCAGCTGTTCAGAAAGTAATAAATGCATATGATAGGGGGAATTTTATAAAACCTGGCGAGGGTGATGGTTTTAGTTATAAGAAAAGGAGTATTGGTGTTTGGGATAATTATGATCCCGATTGGAAACGATATGAGCCGCCTGAGGAAACGATGTCCGCCTGAGGAAAGTGGTTAGTAGATGTTTATAATAAAAAGGAAAACCTTAATCACTTTAAATGTTTATTACTGGTTACCTGATTATGAGAATATATTACAACAATTTATGTGGCAGACTGTGGATGTTAAACCTAAGTATCCAAGAGTGAATAAATTTTTAAACTATTGGCATAACAATATAGATGCTATAATTAATGAAGTTCAAATAAGTGAAAGGAGAATATAATGGGAAAGAAAAAATCAAGAGCACAATATACATCAAGGGGTAGTGGCAGGAATGTAAGTAAGAGTATTAGAAAGGATATGCGAAGAGATACTACTCTCTTACAAAGAAGTCTCAATAAACAAAATGCATGGATGCTGGGGAAAAATGTTATGATAACAATCCCTAACCCCATTAAATCAGAAACCGATAAACCATTCATACGAGTCAGCGCAAAGGATAAATGGAATAATTATAGGCACTATATTATGTCTCAAAAAACAGGTGACGGTGTATAAATATAATAAAAAGGAACACTCATGGGCTACAAGGATGCATATACTGATGCACAATATTCTGGAGAAGACAGAGCTTCCCAAGTTTATAAGGATTTGGATTTATTCTTTATACCAAAATCTACAGATAAAGATATAGCGAAGGTTTCAAATGTTACTGCTGTCAAAAGGTCAATACGAAATCTCGTATTAACAAACCCCTATGAAAGACCGTTTCATCCAGAAATTGCATCTGGTGTGACAGAGATTTTATTTGAACCCATGACTCCTATAACTGCTTTTGTTTTATCACAAATGGTGGAAAATGTTATAGAAAATTTTGAACCAAGAGCAAGCCTTATTGGTGTAAAGGCATATCCCGACTTAGATAGAAATGCATATGAAATAACAATAGAGTTCTATGTGAAGAATGCTCCTACAGAACTTGTTGATATGTCAATTATGCTGGAGACTTTACGATAATGGTAAACACAACAAAGTTACAAGTAACAGAATTTGATTTTGACGAAGTAAAGGCAAATTTAAAAACCTTTCTAAAAAACCAAACAGAATTTACAGACTATGATTTCGAAGGTTCTGGTATGAGTTCTCTGTTGGATGTTCTCGCATACAATACTCACTATCTTGGATTTAATGCTAACATGCTTGCAAACGAGATGTTCCTTGACAGTGCCTCCCTAAGATCAAGTATTACTTCTCATGCTAAAACTTTAGGGTATACTCCTACATCTGCAAGGGCCGCATCTGCCACAGTTAATGTCATTTTGAACACAACGGATACGACAGCAACGATGCCCGCCGGCACAGTGTTCAACGCAACTATTAATGAAGACTCATATCAATTTGTTACTATTACTGATGTTACTAAATCAAATCCTGGTTCTGTTATTTCTTTTGATGATACTGTAATTTATGAGGGGTCTTGGATTACTTCAAGATATACTGTAGATGTTTCTAATATAGAACAGAGATTTCTTATCAATGATAATCGTTCTGATACATCTACATTAAGAGTTCAGGTACAGACTTCCGCATCAGATAGCACCACAACAACTTATACTCTCGCAACAGATATCTCTGCAATATCCTCGACAAGTACAGTATACTTTTTGCAAGAAGTTGAAGGTGGTCAGTTTGAAATTTATTTTGGCGATGGTATTTTAGGTAAAGCAGTTACAGATGGGAATATTATTATTATTGAATATGTGGTTACTAACAAGACACTTGGTAACGGGGGAACTACATTTGTAAATGCTGAAACTATTAGTACTGTCTCTGATGTTATCACTACTACTGTAATTAATTCTGCTGGTGGTGCAGAACCAGAATCACTTGCTTCAATTAAACTTAATGCACCGTTAGATTATGCATCACAAGGAAGGTGTGTAACCACAGAAGATTATAAAATTTATGTTAAGCAACTATTTCCAAATACTCAGGCGGTTGCTGTTTGGGGGGGAGAGAGTGGGTCATATACTGCTGCGGATGGTTCCATAGATACAGCAGAATATGGAAAGGTTTTTATTAGTGTTAAATCTACAACAGGAAAAAATTTAACAGAGGTGCAAAAAGAACAACTTGTGAAAGACTTGGGACCATATACTGTAGCTTCAATAACTCCTGTCATAGTTGACCCAGAAACTTTATATGTTATACTTAATGTTGACTTCAAATTTGATTCCAATAAAACAACAAAATCAATAGATGAATTGGGAAGTTTAATCAACACCACTTTAACAAACTATAGTAATAATGATTTAAAAAGTTTTGTTGGGGTTTTTAGACATTCTAATTTGGTTTATAAAATAGATAACACAGATAATTCTATTGTGAATAATACGACTAAAATTACATTAGCTAAATTTTTTACTCCAGATACAACCAAATCAATATCGTATAAAATAAATTTTAATAATGCTTTATACAATCCTCATTCAGAACACATGATATCTGAGGGGGGAATTATAGCATCTACAGGTTTCTATGTAGATGGTAACGCAAATGAAATGTTTTTTGATGATGATGGTGATGGAAATCTTAGGGTTTATTATTTGACATCTGGAGTTAGAACTTATTATAATCCAACGGCCGGGACAATTGATTATTCTATAGGTTCAATTACAATACCAGCGTTATTTATAAATGCTGTTTCTAATGTTGATGATACATCATCCACTAAAGTAAGAATAACTTCCATACCGAATTCACATGATATTGTTCCCGTAAGAAATGCAATATTGGAAATTGATATGATTAATACAACAATTACTGGTGTAAGAGATACTATAGAAACTTCTGACGCATCTGGTACATCTAGTTATGCTGCTACAGCTGCATACTCTTCAACATCAGGGTATTAATCATGTCTCCTTTTGATTTTAATTGGTCGCCGGATTTAGTT